ACACTACAAGTTATTCTTTTGTTGATAATCAAAATAGTGGTAGAACAGAAGATTATTGGACTATAAATGATGAAGGAAAGATTTTCTTTAGAACTAACTATCCTTATCATACAAATCATTCAATTAGAGTTACTTATGAAAGAGGTAGTAGTAGAGTACCTGCTGCTATCCATGAAGCAGCAACAAAACTTGTTGCAGCAGAAGTATTAGTAACGGATGATAATACTATATTAATTGCCGAATCTGGTAATATAGATATTACTAAGAAGCATGAGATTCTAACAACAGAAGCAAATGCTATTTTAGACGGTAAAAAGAACTTAATTTATTTGATTGATTAATATGAGTGATGTACTAAAAGATGAATTATTTAGGCAACTATATTCAATCGAAGATAAGTGGAAGCAAAGACAACGGTTAGAAGAGGAATTAGGTATTCCTACATCTGATGAGTTGACATTACAATTCATAAGAGAAGAAAGTGCAGAAATATTACAAAGATATATGCGAGATACAATTAATAAAAGAATAAAGGATGGTGAACTTTTTGGCGTTAGATGAGGTTAATTTTGTTTTGAAGTTATTAGAAAATAATTGGTCTCAAGCGATTAGTGATGGTGCAGGTATCAGTCAACATACTCCTGGTACTTCGGCTGTCAATTTTATTGATGTGCGTTCTATTGAGCCACAGAAAGGAAGAAGGGTAGATGCAGACGAAAAGGCAATCATTATTGTTTATGAAGATAATGCTTCAATTAGCCATAATACAATAGATTGGGCTGTTAGAGATGAAGAATATTCATTCACAATACACCTTAGAGTATTGCATCAGAAAGATTGGGCAGACTTAACCTTCTCTCGTACTCGTCTGCAAAGTTTATATCAGATAGTCCGTCACATCATAGAGAGGAACGGGCTTAGACCGAAGGTTGTTGAGGGCGGAGTAACTTATACAGCAGATTTAATGGACATTACAGGCAGAAGTGAGGCTAATGATAGAGGTAAGCGTTTATTAGGTTACAAAATGTCTGTTACCATGAAAAGGTTCGGAAGAACCACGTAAGTAAGTAAGGTGAAAAAAAATGGTTATGAATGAAGTATATACAGGAGCAGGGTTAACGGCAACGATGATACCCGAAATAGATTTTGAGTTATCAGAATTGGTAGGCACAACAGCAGGAAGCATAAAAGGAATTAGTACAACTAATAGTCAAAAAACATTAACATGGACTGTTAGTAATACCAAGCGATTAGTCCCAGATATTTACAAGGGATGTGTTGCTAAATTAACAGGGTATAATTCTAGTGGTACTGCATTAAATAAAGTGTACAATTTACTTATTAAATCAAATACAGAGAATACTATTGTGTTTAATGAAGCATTATCTACTACTGCATCTGATGTATGGGCATGTACTATACTTGCTTTTGGTTCACCTGTTTTAGCACCAAGCGATACTGCGATTACAGGTAGTGGAGTAACAGCAATTACTGTTACAAATGATGGAGCAGGGATACCTTACGCTGCTAATCAATCACTATCCATAAGTGGTGGTGGCGGTTCTGGTGCTGCTGCTAGTTATACACTTACTAAAGATAAACACCAAATTACTACTACTGCTGAAAGCGGAACTAATTATGATGGTAAATGGATTAAGATTGAGGTTGCTGCCGCTACAACAATAAAGTATGTGTTTTGGTTTGATATAGATAATGCTGGTGCATCTGTTCCTTCACATGGAGTAAGTGGCCCAACAAATGTTGAAATCAATACAATAGATTCAAGTGATGCAGCAGGTACAGTTGCTACAAAAATTGCTACTGTTATGAATGCACAAACAGGCTTAACTGCCACTGCTTCAGGCAATAAAATTACTGTTGAATCAACTAGTGGTGGTGCAGTTGGTGCAGTTACTCAAGCATCATCACCGCCATTAACTGTTGTTCAATTAGTTGAAGGTGGAGAAATAGATGCTGTGAGTATTAGTGCAGCAGGTAGTGGATATAGTAGTGCTTCTGTTGCTAACATAACATCAGGAAGTACAAATGCCACATTTACTGCAACAGTTGGAACAACAACTGCACCAAATCTATTAGCCGATAATTGGTTGGGTTTGGTAAATACAATTACTCCACCTACTGTTGAAGCCGAAATGAAACAAATGAATATGGCGTTAGGAGGAACTAGAAACTTTAATTATCAATACAAAGGTGCTGAAACTCCTGGTTCTGCTAGTTTAGATGTATCTGCATCTCATGGAATGTGGTTGTACTATGCACTAGGTAATATTAGTTACGCTACAAGTGGTGCAGTAAGTAGCAATGACTTATCATCAGGATTAATTAATGATGCAGCGTATGGTAAAGATTCTGGTTCAAATATATACAGAGTAAAAAATGGAAGTATATTACCTCCTGTACCTGCGGGTACAACTCTTGCAGATTATCACGAAATCACAGGGCCACTAACTTATACTTTTACAGAAAGTAATTCAGGTGATTTACCTTCATTTGCATTAGAAGTAACAGCAGAAAAAGGAAATGTTAACTATGCTACTCAAGATACTACTGATGATAAAAGAAAACATTACAGTAAAATATACACAGGGCTTCAAGTTAATTCATTAACAATGACTTTTGAAGAAGGACAAGATGTTAAAATGAGCGTAGATGCAATGTGTAGAAAGGTACATGATGCTGCTTCAAACTATATACCAAAGGCAGGTTTGACTGATAATCTAAATCTATTTAATAGAAAGGCATTGCCTAATGGTACTTTAACTCAAGATGATACAAAACCGTATATGTTTTCTGATGGTTCTATCAAAGCATTTGGTCAATCATTTGCTAGAATTAAAAGCGGAACGTTAACTGTTAATAATGGATTAACAGCACAGAGATTTGTTGGTAATTATGATAGAACAATAGTTTCTGCTATGACCGCAGGACAAAGAACATATGAAGTTCAATTGACTATGTTAATTACTGATAATACGATGTGGGATGAGTTGAGAAAACAAAACGAAACAGGTTCTTCTATTGGTGATATTGAATTAGAGTTTGAAAAGGATGATAATACAAATGATAAGATTGTAATTAAACTAAGAGACTATCTTACTACTGCTGTTGAAGTTCCATTCCCCGATGATAAAGCAGCATTAGAGGTAAGTATGACTCTACAAGCCCGCACTTTAGCATCATGCACATATACAGGAAAGTGGATAATACAAGGATAATTTCCTGATATGGTGGTGGACAAAATCGAGCAAAAATACACGAATAGGTGGGTTTTTAGATATATTGGTGGTTTTAAAATAGCCACCATAGGAGGCCGAAAATAAAGTAGGTCGTCATTAACATTCCACTAACATTGTAAGTTTGTTAGTAAAAAATTGAAGGTGGAAAAAAATATGGAAAATATAGTAAACGATAAGAACAGGCTATTTGCCAAAATAGAAACAGAATGTTATCATTTGAAAGTAGATGCTGAATCAGATGATATATTGAAGGTGTGGGTTAAAGAACCTACATGGCTTCAAGTAGAACAAGCATTATCTAGTATAATGAAACTAGATTCAAACAATGGTATGGAGTTAGACCTAAACGCAATGTACAAGTTTATGGTTGAAAACTTCATAGAAAAAACAGAACCCGCATTGTCTTCATTAGAGTTAATGAGATTGTCTCCTTATATTGGCAATCAATTAAAAGATGTACTACCTAACCCGTTTGAAGATATGTTAGGGGCTGATACGGGAAATTAGAATATAGGCGGGCATTTAAAGGTGGACAAGTAACTCCGCAGGTCGGGGCGAAGGTTGCACTTTACGGTTATTGCCGAGCGTTCAACGTTAACCCAATGGATGCCTACAATACTCCCGCAAAATTAATATTAGAAATGTTATCAATACATGGAGAAGCAAAAAAGATAGAACAAGAAGAAATAGAAAAAGCGGTTAAGTGATATAGATGGCAACACCATTAAGTGATTTAGGTAAAGATATCGAAAGAATAGACGAAGCAATGGCAGGTGCTTTAACTAGATTCGGTAAAATGGGTACAGCAGGACAAAAGGGTTGGACTGCGTTTGCTAGAATTACTTCTGGTACTTTAGTCTGGAGATTACAGGCAAGATTGCGTTCTGTAATGAATGTTGTAGAAATAATGACTGATAGACAGGCTAAATATAACATAGAACTTGCTGATTCTTTTAAGAAAATGGGTGAATTAAAAAACGCTACTAAAAATATTAGAGAGTTTGCCAAAGAGTTTGATGCCATACAAGATATGTTTGTAAATAAAGCAATAAATAGCAAAGGAGTAATAGACGCACTATCAGGTAATGAAATATTTGACGGTTTGATGCATAAATATGAAAATAATATTGGAAAGGTATTAGAAAAAGGTAAAGAGTTTTTAGCAGACCAAACAAATAGAGCAGAAAAAGCAATGGCTATGGATAGAGCAGGTGGATTCATACAATATTATGCTAAAGCAGGAATGAAAAAGGGAAAAGGTCTACTTGGTGCTTTACAACCTGAGATGAGAAGAACTCTTCATCAATCATTAACCGACCCCTATATTGGCCCACTTACAAAACCTGGAGGTGGTATAGATACTATAAAGTCAATAGAAGTGGGTTTTGGAAAGGCATTTAGGTCTCCTAAGATATTTACTAAGATTTTAGGTGGGTTAAGGCCAACAGCAATTAAACGTTTTGTTAAAAGAAACTTACAAATGGCAACATGGTCTAAAAGAAATAGAAGTTTTGTTAAAAGAAGAGATAAACTATTTATGAAGTTAGGTAGTGGATTAAAATTATTACCTAAATTAGTAGGTTTAAGTCTTGGTGCTTTAGGTACGTTTATGTTATATGGTGCTGCTGTTTTAATTGGTTTACTTCTTGTTATAGCAGTAATCAAAAAGGCTTGGCCATTAATGAAAAAGCAAATGGCATTTATAAATAAGTTTGCAGGTATCACAAAAGCATTCTTTTGGGGAATAAGTAGAATGTTAGAAGGTCTAATGATGGTATTATCTGGATTATGGGAAGGAGATTTAATTAAAGTATTGAAAGGATTCTGGTGGTATATAATACCTGGAGTATTAGCAGTAGGATATTCAATTATAGCAGGTATTGCTGCATTACTAGTTACTTTAGCAACATCAATAGTAGTAGGAATAGGACAAGCATTTGCACATGTAATGGGTAAAATTGGAAGTTATATTCCAGGTATGGCAACAGGTGGTTTAGTAAACAAGGGTGGTATAGCAGTTGTTGGAGAAAGAGGCCCAGAATTAGTTTCCTTACCTACTGGTTCAAGGGTTCATCCTAATGGATATGGCCCATCTGGTAGCACCGTAATCAACGTTAATGTTACAGGTAGAGTAGGTGCTTCTGATGCAGAAATAAGAGATATAGCAAATAAGGTTGCTAGAGAAATTAATTTAAGAATGAACACTAGAGGAACAATTACAATGGGTGGCTAAAATGACAACTAATTTTTCTAATTATCAAGGTGGATATCAAAACTATGTTATGTTAGAGTTGGGTAGAAGGGCATCAGGAGATACTACTAATACAGGGTTTACAACAAACAGAATAGGTCTTTTAGCAACTCAAATAACTATACAAACAAATAAACAATCATTGGCGTTTCCGATTCCATTTTCTGGAGTTATATCTGGAGAAAGCCAAACGCTTGCTATTGATGCAGGGATGGCTTCTAAAACAGTAACAGTACAAGGCATGATATTAGACCAAAAAATAACTAAAAAGAATAAGTTCGGAGAAAAAGTAGAAGCACAAATGACTTCCCATGAAGTTGCTCAATTATTACATTCATATGTTGATTCTTCATTCTTACATGAAGACCAAAACTTATCTAAATTAATTATATTAATGCCTAGTAGGGTAGATACTAATTTTGAATATAGAGATGCTTCTCACGAAACTGCTGACCCAACAGAACTGCCTTTAATTCCTTTTACTTGGGCTAATCGGGAATATGACATTCCACAAACTTCATCTGGATTTAAATTATCATTTGGTGCTACTCCCTTTCCAAAGGAGATACTTACCGGAACTGAAACTGAAATCCCTGGAGTTTCAGGATTTATAAATGATTTTGGTTGTGATTTTTCTGGTCAAGAAGGGAATACTGTAACATTCAATTTAACATTTACATCTGCTGCTACTGCTATATCAGATTTCATTAATTCGGCTATTTGAGGGATAAAGATGACTGGTATATTTGTCGGAGATACAAAATCAATGGTGTTTCCTATATTGTGTGACGCTCATTTAAAACAAGATTATTCTAAATATAATCTAGCAAATAGTGTATTATCAGATAGACACGGCGTATGGGGATTAACTGAGTTTTCAATCGAGGCAGTTTTTACTCCATACGATATAAATGGATATGGCAGTAAAACATCAAGTTCTCAAGGAGTATTAAACTCTATAAAAACTGTACCAAGTTTAGGAGTGGGTGCTTCTAATTCGGCAAATTATCAAAGTTATGACTACTTAGGTACTAACAGAGGCACACACAAAATGATGTTATATCATAATGCTAACTTTTCTTTTTATCTTCAAAATACTGCTCCCTCAAATATAAACAGACCAGCAGAATATAAATTAGTGGCATCATTCCCTAATATTTCTACTACTGTTGAGAGTGAAACTTTAATATTTGGTACAAATAAAATGTTTAATTATGTAGATTCAAATAGTTATTATGAAGGAGATATAACTTCATTAAGAAAAATATCCTCTACTGCTACAAACGTTACTCCATTTCAAAACATTACAATAGCAAGTAATTCTTTGCCTACTAATATTACAGCAGCAGCCGCAACAGGAACAATAACAATGACAGGTTCGCCTGAACAATATTATCCTGCTCAATCTGCTACCGCCACATTAACTGCGTCCTCAAACAACTTTACAGTAGACACGTTACCCACTACGGGTACAGGAGAAATAAAGTTCGGTGCTAATCCTTCTGTTGCTAGTGCTAGTACAACTACAACTGAATACATACAAATAACTAATCAAGACGGTACTGTTACTAAATGGATTTGTGGAGATGGGTCATCTCCTACTTGGGATGTTGATTCTAATGGTTTTTTAAATACACTTAATTGGCCGTCTAATTCAAGAACATATAGAAGTTCAAGTTCTGCTGAATTAACTTTGGCTCAATTAATTAATGCTGTTAATGCATATGATGCAGGTTGGGATGGAACTGTAACAGGTGGCCCAGACCCTACTGATTCAGGAGCAAACCCACCTTCTATTGTTGCTACATTAACTACTGCAATAAATGGTTCTAGTCCAAACAGAACAGGGGCAGGTGGAAGTATAACAATTGGTGGTGGTATGGCAGAAGGTATTGATAGAACACAAATAAGCGGAGGTACTGCTGAAAATGTTGTAACTAATAATTTTATTACAATAGTAGAAAATGGCAGGACTAGAAAATATCATCCTTATCCAGATAATGCAGATAACTTTCCTGGGCAACAAGTTACTAGAGGTTCTACTACATTTATTTGCTTTGAAAAGAAGGCCAATGCTAACGCTACTTTACAACAGTTAGCCGCAGCGATTAATCATACAAATGGTAACACAGGAATAACTGCTAGTGTTAGTTTGAATGTATTAACATTAACAGATGACTCGGCAGGTACAGGCGGTAATTCATACAGTGTTAGTAGGACTCATAGTACCATGACTAGCGTTCTTAGTATGTCTAATTTTTCTGGTGGTGAGGCTGCAAATGAGACTGGTAAATACATACAAGTAGAGGATAGTGATGGGACTGTAACCAAGTTTCACCCTGTTCATTCTACTAAGTCTGGTATAAGTAATGCATCTAGTTTTAGTTATGGAGGAAATAGTTACGTTGCTTATGTATATACAGCAGGTTCGTACATTAGTAATTTTATTACTGCTTTTAATAGTGTAACTGCTTTGGATATAACCGCAGGTTCTCAAAGTGGTAATAATATACCCTTAACTCAAGGCACGACAGGAACTAGTGGAAACACTACAATAACAAATCAAAACTCATTGAGTAATGTATCTGTAAGTGGTTTTAGCGGTGGAGTTAATGCGTCAACACCAGATAATAAAATTACATTAACAGATGCTTCTGGAGTTGTTAAACAATATAAGGCATCAGTAAATGAAAGTACAGGTACTACTGATGGAACATATGTTTTCTTTCAAAAGGGTTCAGATACTACTGCAACAGCAAACAATCTAATTACTGCAATTAATGGTACTAATGGGCATAACGGGTCTATTACTGCTTCTAATCCTTCGAGTAATAATGTGGTAAAGGTAGTTGTAGGACAAGGCAGCAATTATGCATTAACAGAAAATATAGACCAAGTTACAATATTAGCAGCGTGGAATACTGCTACAACAGATGAAATAACATTCGCTTCTAGTAGTGAATTAGTTAACATAGGAGTAGGAGAATCTTTGTATAACTCTAATGGGTTGTTAATAGGAACAGTTGAATCAATAAATAATGCAGTAGTAACAATAAGTGAAGATGCACCTGTTAATGCTGCAACTACAACAATATATGCTTCACAGCCTAGAGAGGCTTTGTATTTGGAATCAGTTGTTAAGGTAAGTTGTACATTAAATAAATCAGGAAATGTCAATCTATACATAAATAATTCTTTGGCAAAATCACAAATAGTTACTTTTACTGATGGCTTTTCTTTTGGTGCTTCAAATTGCTATATAGGTAATGATGGCACAAATAAAAATACTCAATTTATGGGTGAATTATTTGAAATAGCAATGTACAAAAGACCTGCATTAACTAATTTTTATAAGACCTTAAATCCAGGTCATTCCGACATAGTTTTTTATTACAGGTTTGGTGATTAATAGTGGCTGAAAATTACTATTATGTATTGAATGCAGGTAAAAATCAATCAGAAACATTGAATCATACATATGCACAGAGGGATGCTGCGTATCCAAGCACAGCATTTTTCTCTACATCTGTCAATCCGATTATAAAAAATCCTGGCATTCCATCGTCTGGAAACTTCGCAGGTGTATCGGGTTTATCTGCTAACTTTTTTGAGATTAGAATTGCACCATATGATTTAGATGGGAATGGGAGTATAGAAAATAAAGAACCTATGATTTCTGGTGATAGCCATACAGGTTTAGTAAATAGAATACATCCAGCAGGTTATTCAGATACTATTACTGATGCTAATCATATAAGCAAACACGCTTCAAACTTACAAGATACTAAATCAAATAGAATTAGATTAAAGACAGAAACCGGAGGAACATTAGCAGTAGGTAGTAATGGATTAAATATGGATATTAATAACTTTGATTATTTTGTTTTGATTAATCCAGAAGTAACAGGCAACGATGGAATAGTAAGCATTAGACCCCATTTTGCTAAAATAAAGGATATTATACAGTTTGATAATTATGGTGATGGTATAGAGTTTGAGCCTCGTTATCCTTCACCTATACCAAAAGGCACTAAGTTTGAAATATATAAAGGGCCGAATAAAGCAAATACAAATGTAGTGGCTGTATCTTATGGGTTAAGAGGTAATACTACTAGTAGTAGTTCTATTATTACAGACAAATATGATGTTAGTAATGTAGTTAGTAGACCAACATGGTATTTTTATGAAGATAGATTAGTAAATAAAAATCAATTAGATTACGATACTAAATATCAATTAACTAGTTGTAGGTTCTTTAAGAATTGGACTTCTTTAGGTGGTACTGGTTTGAATACTAGTGACGGTACTTACCACACTAATACAATAGCAAGTAGTGTGTTAAATGATACAAACTTACAAGGACACACTATATGGGGTAGCGATGGTAGTGGGGGAGGAATAAAAAGAAATATTGGTAACTTAGTTTCCGCACATCCTTCTGCTCCTGTGCTAGACGATGTAAAGTATGATATTCCTACTGCATCTGATGTAATAGGTGGGGCAACTGCCTTTACATTATATTATGGAAGAACAGTATGTCAAAGTGTTTTCTTAACAGAACCAGAATATGGTACTATAATAAGTGATTTAGGGTCTAAAGGATTAGATGCTGAAATAGTAGATAATATGAAAGAAAAGGATAGAACAGAAATAAATTATGAAACTGGTTCTGCGTCTGCTTTTGACCCCATAATTTGGAAGTCTAGTTTCCCTAATTATAAAAGAAACTCTAGTGATAGAAATGTAAATCATAGTAGTTATAGTAATAACACAAACTATACACACGTTCATGCAGATTTAGTAGGCCCAAAAAGATACTTACATTATCAATCTTCACACATGAAAAACAATGGTATTCCTGCTACATTACATAACATGGTTAATTTACCAAGAAATAAGGCTTCTCAATTAGCAAGAGCAAGTATATTAGATAATAATGGTATTTGTTTTCTTAAACTAAAAAAGGGTGCTAAATATATAGTAAGAAACAACGTTAAAACAGGTGTTTTTGGTGCATATAAATTACCATTCTCTGCTACTAGTAGTGTTGTTGGTGGGGCTTACACAATAACATTGAATCAAATATCAGACGCATTTGATTGTAGAGATGACTCATTTATTAAAATAGGAGACTCCCTTATAGTAAGAGGCCACTCTTATATTATATCGGCTATTGCTGCACCTAATACTACATCTATGACACAATCATTAACAGTAAATAAAATAAAAAGAGTAGGAGATTCTACTTACTCAACAATGTCATCAATTGACTCTTTTACTTTAGAAGATATTTATATTAATACGTGGAATGGATTATTGGTTGGTGATTTACCAATAGATACCGAAGCAGTATATAGCAATAATGTGTTTCAAAGATTAACAATAAATGGGAACACTATATCAAAGGATAAAACTAATCTCAGTAAAAGTAAATTGACTATTTTATCGGGAGAGTTTTCTGGTATTGATATACCGATTGATTATGGTAATTCTATAACTAATCATATTAAACTTAAACAACCTAATAAGCAAATGTATATTCCAGACTCAATAGCGTCTAGTAATAATCCATCATTTATAAATTATATAACAGGTAGTTATGGAATAGATGAAGAGATATTTTCTGGTACTGTTGAAGATACATATCCTAAACTTATCGAGGGGACACCTACATATGAAATAACAGGTAGGGATGGCTTATCTAGATTATTGGATAATACAGTAAGTAAAAATCTAGGATATACTAATGAGTTACTATACTCTAGTTTGATACCAATGTTTGATAGCACCCTTACAGTAGATGTTTCTGGTACAATAGCCACAGGCTCTAAAACATTTAACACCGTTTCATCACCATCTTCAGGTCGAGTTAATGCTTCTTCTCTTAAAAAATATGATTTGTTATTCAATGCTGCCACAATGAAATTAATAGGAGAGGTACAAAGTACGTCTGGAACTACTGTTACTATGAGCGACAATGCATTGATTAGTGGAAATAACAATATTCCTATAAAGGCAGTTAGTTTAAGTGATATCACAACAAATAAGTTTTATTTATCTGGTGTTAAATCTATAAATACAAACCCGATGGGTACATCTAAACAAACTGATTTAGTTTCGGCAGGAGATAAAGGGCTAGTATTTATTGACGGAGATGAATTGATATATGATACAAATAGAGGACAGTCCACTAAAAACTTAGCATATACTTCTTCTCAGGGTTCTTATCAAGAAGATAAATCATTGGGGTATGACGTTACTAATGTAAGAGGAATAACTGATAATGATTCTAGATTTGCATTCAAACTTGGAGATGAAAGTACACCTATTGTAACTGAAAAATCGAAGATTATGCCCTCTTCTACATCTTATTTTTCTATATTAGATATAAGTGAAAAAACAGGAGCAGATACAACCATAACAGTTGCACCTACTTTCCCTGTTGTATTAGGGAGTATTGAACTAAACTCAAGCGATACGAGATTTAATAATGAAAATGAAGCATATATTTATTTCTTAAACACAAATATACCATATGGAGGATATATACACAAACTAAAGGGGGTTTATGGTGGTGAAAACTATACTCCAAGTTTGACATTTAAATACCATGATTTACAAAGATTTAGTTCGGGTACTTTATCAATTGATAATAGTTTTAACTCACACAAATCAATATATAATAACTTAAGAGATTTATCAATAAGTGGTGCTTCTCCTGCTTATGGAATTAAAGGGTATTCAAACACATTATACAATACAGCAGAAATGGCAAATCTATTAACTAATGATATGAACCCAATAGAAGGCAGTAATATAATTAATTCAGATTACAATGAGTTTTACAAAGAGAAAGTAGGAAACTATAAGTTTAAACTATCTGATAATTCTAAAATAACGCCACCCAACCAATTTGTTAAAGGATTAACTGTTGATACTTTAGTGTATGCAGGTGGTGATATGACTGGTGGTTCACAACATGCAAATAATGCTAATTTACAAATACAAGCATCTATGGTAACAGGTGATGGCCCAGGTGACGTTGTAAATAATGGTAGTAATTATTTAGTAAACATAGACCCTAAAGTAAAGAACTATGAGTTAATGGCAATAGGAGATATATATCCAGAATCTATACTAAGACACAATCATTTAGGGTTTAGTAGTAAACCATTTGCTTCTTATGGAATGCTTTTAGAATCTAACCCAACTAAAGGTAGTTCTGTATCTCATAGTAATTATACAGGAAGTTCTAAAGAAACAATATTAAAAGATAGCAGTTATCAAACTGCAAATATAACTAGTGCAAGCATATCTACTAATCAAATTAAAAGATGGGGTGTAATGCGTTTAGTTGAAGCAACTTATGATTGGCATTTTAATCCTGTGGATGCAGAAACAATGCCAAAAACTTCTACTATACCAGAATTACAAAACTTTCAGTATTGGAGATTTAGTGAACCTGTTCAACCAACAACAGGTAATGGTACTGCTATTACATATGTAGATACCGACTACGATGAGGGAGAAATATTCTTTAAGACAAATACTAACGCAGAATCTTCATCAAATAGACAGACTGTTACCTTTGAGCCTTTTGATATATTATATAATGCCACTACTGGCAGTATTATTGGTATGTATAAAGGGACAGCCAATGTATCTTTATATGGTTCAAATGATTCTAGTAATTATGTTAGTGGTAATTGGATTTTATTAATGACTGAATCGAGTAATATGCCTTTATATGTATTAAGACAGGAAAAAGTAACCATGTTATCACAGACTTATGGACTTAGTGCCCCTAATAATATACAAGTCCTAGCACACCGTTGGCCTGGGCTTATGCCATTCAATCTTTATTCTGATACAGGAAACGGAATAGACACACTAGCAGAAAACCCGATTAAAATGACTAATGTATATCTTGCTAGAGAACCAATAGATAAAGATTATTTTGATTATAATACACTTACAGGAGGTGTAGACCAAGACTTTGACCCACAGAATATACTAATTCCTTTAATTTCAAGAGTGGATAGAAATAAAAATAGTACAGAAAAAAAATACTACGCAATATCAGCATGGCATGATAGTGAACAATGGGAACATGCTAGGGCTAATTTTGCAAGTAATGATGCCCCTACTTATTATCACATATCAAGAGTAATGGATGCTTTAGCACAAGAAACCTTTGATGCTGATTTGAGTGTATCAAATCAAAATACAAAGCCTAGAGAGTATTTGATGGGGTTAGGACACATCTATGATAATTGTACTGCTATATTTAGAGACATCAAAAACAGTATTGGCTCTATGGAATATAACCTAGACAATACTTCTGCTCCTTTAGATTTGGCTTCATTGGCTGACTATACTACCTTCGACCCCCATACTGCGGAAGATGAGCAAGACCAACATGGCTTGAATGTTATGATTAAAAGAAAGGGAAAAAATGCATCATTTGTAGGTACTAGAACAGTAGACCGTATTCTAAAAGATGAAGAAGGTAGGGCTTCACCAACAAGAACGTCACGTCATCAGGCTAACAACACAAATACAGGTGAACTATTTAATGCTCAAATGTTCGTTAAACCTAAGTTTAATCTTCTAGGTGCAACAAGTTCGACTCTTGCTTCTAAAGGATATACTCATTCGGACAAAACATTGACATTTAGTATGAATGATAATTCTACACACAGTTGGTTAGCATTTGTTAATAACTTAGAAGGATACTATTTAGTTTCAGATAAACTCAGCAATAGTCATTTACCTTATAGTGCAAAAACAACTACAACGGGGGCATTAGCAGGTAACGCTACTTCTATTCCTTTGACTGATGCAAGTAGTTTTCCAAGTTCTGGAAAAATTAGTATGTATGGGCATTATCACGATGTATCGGGTAATGATGTTTTTACTGATGAAATTATAACATACACAGGAAAAAGCGGAAATACCTTAACGGGATGTGTTAGAAATATAGCAGGTAATGGAGTAACAGATGGTGGATTCTACGAAACCAATGATAGTGCTACAACTGTTAGACTGATAACTGATGTTAAGGAAGGAACTCCTGTATATATCAGTAGAATAACATCTCATTCGGTAATATCCGAAAGTGCTGCATCGGCAATTGATGTGGCAGGAGCAAGTGCTGGAAGTACATCACCTAGAACTAAACATACAATAGTTTTAGATAAAACACTTAATTTAACTACTCATGGGCATACCTTTAGATTGATGAGAATTGCAGATACAACATTTGACGATACTCCTGGTTATTTCAAATTAAATCATATGTTTGATACTGGCCTACAATACGATAAAACAACTGACAATCTTCTAACAGCATCAGCAGGAACTACAAATGAATATAGCGAAAATATATACTCAATGTTTTTAGTTGCAGATATAGATACTAAAAATGATTACTTAGAAAGAAGGGAATTATCAAACATTGATATGTTTACAAATGGAACTACATATGATTGTTATATAACTGATGGTAATGTTTCACAGAGAAAATCGCTAACATATGATTCATCACAGTATAGATTTAATTATGAAGGTGAATTAAATGGAGTGGGGATGGTTTCATTTGGAGAAACCTTTACTTTGACTAGTTCTTCTGATATAAGTATTGAACCAGAAAGACTTTACATAGGCGTTACTGCTTCCTTTGGTACTGATGCTACTGTTGCTATTGAAGAAATATTAGAAGAAAATAGTATTGATACAAATCTAAAAAATAAAAATATCACATACACAGGGAACATAGTTTCTTCCGTAAGTGGAGCAAATATTACACTACAAAGTAATGCATCTGGATTATTAAATAATGATTTTATATACACACAGGATGGAGAATATATAGGTCAAATAGCGTCTATAAGTAACAATGTTATTACAATAAAAGATGCAGATGGAGATAGCACATATGATTTATACACTACTCCTGTTGCCAATGATGAAATAACATTATATACGAAAAAACCATTTGTATTAACTACCAACTTTAACGAAAGTAATGTGTTTAATAGCATAAACCACTTATCTAGTAAAGCGGGGCTTGAATATATATTTAATGATAAAAAAATAGAACTTAGAGATATGGACAATTATCAAACTAAAAGAACATTTTCTCTAAAGTATAACAATGCTTCTAATCTAATTTCCGTTGAAAATAATGAAAGTCTATTTGATGAGGTATCAAAAGTAATAGTTATAGGGGATAGAGTAAAGGCTACTGTTGAAGACCCGTCTGCAAACGTAACAAGAACAATCAAGCACATAGATTCCAATATTAAAGATGTGAAAGAAGCAAAAGTAAAGGCTGAACAAATATTAGAAATACATAGACAAGCACCAAAGAAAATAACTTTAAAAATGCAAAAGAAAGGATATGAAACTATGAAACCAGGTGATTTAATATCGTTGGATTTCCCTAATCATAATATTCCTGCTGATGATTACATTGTGTTTGAGATAGAAAATGCTCTACAACAAATATCAAGCATAACAGTCGGAACATATAATAAACAAATAGCAGAAAGACTAACAGAATTACAATTTAATCAAAGTGATGGGTTTACAAATATATTAACTTCTAATTCAACAGTTGAGTTAACTACTCGATTTTTAGACGATGAGTTAATATTTAGAAACCAATCATTGACATATAGAATAACGGAAGCGGGCGGCGGAGCAATGGGGTATGGTACTCCTATGGGATACACTTCTACCGTAAACTATGGTGTAGAAACAACAACAGAAACAGGAGGAATATAACATGATAGTAGATACAGGAAAAAAAGCACTTTTGGATTTAGCAATTGCATCAAATCAATTCAAATATATTGATGTTGGTGATGGTGGTGATGATACATCTGTATCTCAAACTAGCCTAGATAATAGTGTTTTGACATCTACTAATACTACAACAATAGCAGATGGTTCGTACAAAAAGGAAGTATCTCCAACTAGAGTTGGTAACAATTTAGTATATGAAATATCACTATCTAGTACAGATTTAGCATCAAATGTTATTTCAGAACTAGGGGTTTTCAATAATGCGGGTGTTATGTTAAGTAGAGTTAATTTTAAGCCTATCGGCCCACTCGCAGCAAGTGAAACTATTAGTTTTACATTTAGAATGGAGATGGCATAATGCCCCTTAATAATCCAAAGTTCATCAGTACGTTAGCCTCGTCTATCACAGGCACTAGTGGAACTAATGATGATGACAGACTAAAAGATGGGACTGATACCCTAAATGCTAATTTAATTAATTCTCTAAACATTGCTAGTGCAGGGTCTTTTGTTGCTAGTGGAGGAAATATAACTATAACAGCAGGTTCTACATATAGTGCATATGCGTTAACCGAAATAAAATACTTTAGAGATGGTAAATATAAGACACTCGCTGCTGTATCTGCTCAAGAACCAACATGGGCTAAGAATACTGCAAATGATTGGTTTGGATTAATTGTGATTGCTGCTAATGATTCAATTGCTTTTAGAGGAAATACTGCACTAGGAAATACAATCGTAGATGGAGCATTACCACTTGAAGGAGATATACCTATTGCAGCAGTTCAAATATCTAAATCACTAGCAAATGATGCTACAAATAGAAAGGTTCAGTTTTTAGGTATGAACAAACTTAATTCAGAGTTTACTGCTGTTGATAATGGTAATGTTAGACTTACTATAAACAAAGGCGGTACTTTAACTCACAGACCTTCTTCTACTGATTATACAATAACGCTACCTTCGGCAACAGGTACTCTTGCCTTATCTGGAGCAAGCGTAAATTATTCACAATTAACAGGTACACACCCAAATATAGATGCTGATAAAATAACAAGTGGTACAATTCCAGATGCCCGTATTGCATCTGCGTCTACTTGGAATGCTAAACAAGCAGCATTAACATTTGGTAAGGCAAACACTAATGCATTAAAGTTAGAAGAAGCAGTTGCTACTAATGATATATTACAAGCAGGTACTAATCAAGTAAAAGGATTAACATATGCACAATTAAAATCTGCATTGACTATTGGGCTTACTGATGTTAGTGGTGATTTAGATGATATAGCAGATGGTAGTAATCATAAAAAAATACCAAATGCAGATGCTACTAAAATAAGCAATCTAACTGTTAGTGGAGCAATTGACTTAGATGCTATGAAAGTTAAATCAGACCGTTTAACTGTTACAGGTGCTATTGATGTAGATGCAATTAACACTAAAGTTGCAGGTATAGCAGCAGGTGCTACTGTTGGTGCTACATCTTCTCAAATATCAGATATTGCTGCAAATACTGCTAAGACAGGAATAACTTCTAGCCAAGCAAGTGCTATAACTGCAAACACTGCCAAAACAGGAATAACCACTTCCCAAGCAAGTGCAATTACAGCGAATACAGCAAAGGTTGGTATTACTACTACTCAAGCAGATGCCATAACTGCAAACTCAGCAAAGGTTGGTATTACTAGTACACAGGCTTCTGATATTACTGCGGCTAAAACTAGAACAGATACATTAACTGATGCGTATATTGAAACAAAGGCTGCGAATAAAATAGATGCATTACTTGGTGCTGATTCAAACGCCATTGATACATTAGCACAATTAGAAGATTATTTATTGGATAGTAGTGTATCGGGTGGAATAATACAATCATTAGCAGGTAAAGTACCTACTACTACAACAGTTAACGGTCATGCCTTATCAGGAAATATCGCAATTACTGCGGCAAATGTAGGATTGGGTAATGTAACAGATGGAGCAACGGTTGGTGCAACTACTGCTCAAGCAAATGCAATAGCAGCGAATACTGCTAAAACAGGAATTACAACATCACAAGCAAATGCAATTACTGCAAACACGGCTAAGACAGGCATTACAACAACGCAAGCCGATGCTATTACAGCGAATACTGCTAAAACAGGTATTACATCTACACAAGCAGGTCATATTACTACTAACAATGCTAAAGTAGGAATAACAACAACACAGGCAGACGCAATTACTGCTAATACTTCTAAAGTTGGCATTACTACATCACAAGCAAATGCGATTACTGCTAACACAGCAAAAACAGGAATAACTAGTAGTCAAGCATCAGCAATTACTGCTAATACAGCAAAAACAGGAATAAGTTCGTCACAAGCAACTGCAATAACTGTTAATACTGCTAAACCAAAAATATTCTATGCTACTACTGCACCAACATCACTTGCAGAAGGAGATTTATGGCATAAGACAGATGATGACAATCTAGTATATCGGGCTAATGCAGCAGGAGTTAATAGCATTGTAACATCTGGTGATGGATGGTATGTACATTTATCTCCAACAAGCAAACTAAAATCTCCTGTTAATATAAATGGGGTATCTTTTGATGGTTCTGCTAACGTAACTGTTGCGGCAGCAGCAGGTACATTAACAGGTAACACTTTAGCAGCAGGAATAACTTCTTCATCTCTAACAGCAGTTGGAACAATAGCAACTGGAACATGGAATGCAACTGCTATTGCTAAAAGTAAGGTTTCTACTAGTGGAACTTGGGCTGATGGTGATATTGCAGAATCAAGTATAACTCAACACGAAGCAGCAATATCAATAGGCAATAGTCAACTATCTGGTGCTACTAATTTAGGTAAGGCAATATTAGGTGCTACTAATTTAGGTAATAGTGAAACTAAGTTTTTGAAAATAGCAACTGATGGTAGCGGTAATCATACTATTACTGCTAGAACAGATACACAAATAAGAGGCGATATTGGTGCAGGAACAAGTAATCTTGCAGTAGGAACTGGCTCAGGAGATGCACTGGCAGGTAATACTTCAATACCTGCTGATTTAACTGTAAGCGGTGCAGGTACAGTTCATGCAAATAATTACACTAATACTACATATTCAGTAATGGACACTAACAATAATTATGCAGCAGGATTAGTTAAAGCAGGTAATGCAACTCACGGTAATAAGTTCCTTAGACAAGATGGAGAATGGCATGCACCTCCATCTGAATCTGGTGGAATAACAAGTTTAGCAGCAGATTCAACACCACAATTAGGTGGGGATTTAGATGCTAATGGAAACAAAATAAAAGCAATAGGTAGTGCTGATTTAATCTTTGAAAAAGATGATGGTCTTTTCTTATTCAAAGATGTTGATTCGGCTAACGCTAGTGTTTCAATTGGGCCAAGTTCTATGAAGTTTGATTTTCAAACAGAAGGAGGTGCTAGTGGTGGGGAGGCTGTATTACAATATGTAGATTCTGGAGGTACTCCTAGAAACTTTATAACTGCTTCTTCCGATACAGTAGCAATAGAAAATAGAGCAGCAAACGGAGAAGTTCATGTTTATGGAAATACATCTACTGCGGGTAGTAGTGGTAGAACCTTAATAACCACATTTGCAGATACAGCAGTAACAACACAAAAGAAAATTATTGTTTCTGCTCAAGGAGAAGGAATATCATTTGCTGATTCAGATGAATCCCATTTTGTTACACTAAAGCCTCATGCTACTACAACATCAAATTACGATATTAAACTCCCTGCTGCACAAGGCGGTGCTAATACTATATTGAAGAATGATGGTTCTGGTAACTTATCTTGGGCTGCTGATAATGATACTACTTATGCTAATTTAGCAGCACTTGATAGTACAGCAAATACTAAACTATCAGGAATTGAAACTAATGCTACTGCTGACCAAACTGCGGCAGAAATCAGAACACTAGTTGAATCCGCCTCTGATTCAAATGTATTCACCGATGCTGACCACAGCAAATTAAATGGTATAGAGGCTAGTGCAACAGCCGACCAAACAGCCGCAGAAATAAGGACATTAGTAGAATCTGCTTCAGACTCTAATGTATTTACAGATGCAGACCATACTAAATTAAACGGTATTGAAGCATCTGCAACAGCAGACCAAACGGCTTCTGAGATAACTGCTTTACTGGATGATGTTGCTAGTTATACTCTTGGAACTACTGGTTCAGGAACAATAACTATTGCTAATGATTTAGTTGTTACAGGAACTACAACTACCAATAATGTAGAGACTGTAAGTACAAGCAATGGTGTAGTGTTTGAGGGGGCGGCTGCTGATGGACACGATATGATTCTTAAGTCTCTAGTAGCAGATAGCAATAAAACAATAAATCTACCAAATGCAGCAGGAACAGTATTACTAACTGATGGTTCAGGAGCGTCATTAACAGCATTAAATGGTTCACAAGTTACATCAGGAACAGTAGCGGCTGCTAGAATAGCGGCTCTTGCTACAAGTAAAATTACATCTGGGACATTTGCTAATGCTAGAATATCTCAAGGAAGTGTAACTCAACATCAAGGAGCATTATCAATTACCGAATCTCAGATAAGCGACTTAGGTTCATACATTACTGCTGTTAGGTCTGTAACTGCTGGTGGAAATACATTAGCAAGTAGTGAGACTCTAGCATTTACAGCAGGTTCTAATGTAACAATTACAGAAAGTGCGGGTGCAGTAACAATCGCATCAACAGATACAAATACAACTTATTCTGTTGGTGATGGAGGTCTAACGCAAAACAATTTTACTAATACTCTTAAGTCTAAACTTGATAATATAGCAGCATCAGCAAATAACTATTCTCTTCCTACTGCTGCATCAGGTACATTAGGTGGAGTAAAAGTAGGAACTAATCTTAGTATAGATGGTAATGGTGTTCTTTCCTCTACTAATACAAATCAACTAACTACTTTTGACATACATGATGGAGATGGAACTCAAGTAACTATGGCTCATAATAGAGAGTTAAAGTTTGTAGAAGGTGCGGGTATAGACATTAACTTTACAGACGAAACACCTGGAAGTAATGAAGACCCATTTGATTTAACTTTCAAAGTTGCAGATAATGGTATAGGAGCAGACCAATTAAATGTTAGTGGTAATGGAACATCAGGATATGTATTAACTTCAGATGGTGATGGAACATTTAGTTGGTCTGCAAAAACAACAAATACAAACACTACATATAGTGCAGGTACAGGTATAACCCTTTCATCTACAACATTTAGCCATACTGCACATACAGGAGAAGTAACTGGTTCTACTGCTTTAACAATAGCAGACGATGTAGTTGATGAAGCAAACCTAAAGATTTCTAACTCAGGAAGTAACGGGCAATTCCTATCTAAACAATCTGGTAATACAGGTGGATTAACTTGGGCTACTGCGGGTGATGTTACATTAACAGGAAGTGAAACTCTAACAAACAAATCCCTAACAAGCCCAACCTTAACAGGAACAGTTACGGCAACTGCAACAATCAATGTTAGTGGAAATAACAAGTTGGGAATATCAGATGGTGGTGCAGGTTCACCCACACTTAGATTTGTTGATGATACAGACACAGGTATCTATCGCCCTGCGAGTGGACAGTTAGGATTCACATCTAATGCAACCGCACAGGTTATTTTCAAAGATGGAGCAATAGAGCCTGTCACCGATGATGATATTGATTTGGGGACTTCATCTCTTAAGTACAAGAATGCATACTTTGGATTAGTTGATGCTGAAAACTTCAAAGTGAATGGTGGTCAAGGTTCTGACGGTCAAGTTCTAACTTCAACAGGAAGTGGTGTTGCTTGGGAAGATGCAGCAGGTGGTGCATCAGGGGCACAAACAGGAATTACTTCAGTATTAAATGCAAGTTTAGTTGTTGGTAGAGATGCAGATAACAAAATAAGTTTTGATACTGATAACGAAATAAGATTTAGAGCAAACGGTGCTAATGTATTCAAGGTAGTAGAAAACGATATAATTCCTTTTTCTGATAATGATATTAGTTTAGGTTCATCATCTTACAGATTCAAAAATGCTTATTTTAATAGCGGGGTTGTTGTTGGTGATGGAACACAACCAATCTCCGCAGGTCAATTGACTGTTGTTCAAGAAGACTCTGATGATTATGGTCATACTCTTCTTTTGATGGAAGCAGGTGCTACAAGAGGCCCAATAATGACCATGTATAGAAATACTGCATCTCCGGCGGCAGGTGATAGATTAGGTTCTATCAGATTTAATGGTGAAGATGGTGGCGGTTCTGCAAGGGACTATGCTAAGATAGAAGCAAAATCTGTTGCAGTTGGAGCAGGTTCACATACAGGTCAGTTAATATTCTCAACAACTATTGGTGCTAGTATAACTGATGTTATCTCAATAGATGGTACAACAGGAGGTGCTTATGGTGGATTGTTATACAATCAAACAGGAATAAAAGAACTGAGTAATATTGTTTCTGCTACAAGTACAGCAAACAATGGCTACATTACATTACTAACAATACCATCAACTTCGTTTTCTGCAATCAAAGCATCTGTTCATATTACAGATTCTTCATCTAATGAGGTACAGACAATGGATATTATGTGTCACCATCACGGTTCAGGTGTAGATTATACTTCGTATGGTATAATTTATGATGGGGCTGCCGCAATAGGAGAAATAGAAGTTAGTGCAGACGGTTCTGATAATATCGTTATTAAGTTCAAGAATACACAAGGTTCAACGGTGAATCTTGCAGGGAGCATACATGCAGTATGCCATCCATGAGGTGATTAAATATGGGTAGACAAGCATTTAGAAGAAGAAAAGCAGACGGAACAATAGACGATGGAACAGGTGGGGGTGGAACACCAGGATTTGCAACAATAGACATTGCTGAAACTCACGATAATTCATTTCACAAATCCTTTGGGGCTTTTGGTGTTGATGGACAATCAACAAGTTATACTATGAACTATTTCGTATACCCCAACAATAGTTTTTACGCATATCCTTTTGTTATGCCTAGAGATGGGACATTAGAATCTGTTACTATACAAGTAGGAACAGCAGGTGACTCAGGAGATGAAGTGGCACTAGCAATTTATCCAAGTGATGCTGAAGGTAATCCCGAAGGCGAAACGGCTATTGTTCGTAAAACAGATATAGATGTTTCATCAACTGGATATAAGACAGTAACCTCAATATCAAGCCCTACTGTTACTGGTGGAGGCATATATTGGTTTTGTTTAACTCCAAAGTTCGGTACTTATCCTGGTACTTGTATACTCAAAGCGACAATAGGAGGAATACCTAACTTATCAGGTAGAGTAGTAGGAGGCAGTTCAAGCACAACTCCTTTTTCCGGTGTTTCAAGATGGGGTACTTTTAGTGGCGACCCACCTGCAACATTTGGTAGCACTGATATGCAATATAAATCAGGTATGCCAACTGGTAGATATGTATTGTTTAATTTGAATTACGCTTGAGGAGGTAATAATATGGTAGATGTGAGACATGAAATATACAATGAAGATGGAACAGTAACAGAAGAAACTTTAGATATAACTATAACTTGGGAAGAAATATTTATTGAGAGAGAAACGATGATGAAGAATACTGATTCATTTGTTCTTCCCGATAGAGGACTTACAGATTCTCAATTATCAGATATTCAAACTTATAGACAAGAATGGAGAGATATTACTGATTATGATGATGCAGACGAAGCATATGAAAACTTACCTGTTTTACCTGATTGGGTTCTACAAAATAGATTGGTAGGATAAGATAATATGGTATGGATTGATATAATCAAACAAAGTGGTGGCGGTACTTGCTATCCTGATGCTTATAATTGGATGATGGATAACTTTGGTGGGTTTTCTTCTGATACTTCTAATAGGAGAGAGGGTGCTAAGTTAGCACACGCTACTGTAACAGGTACAGGTGGCGGTATAGAAGGAGTTGAATATGGACATGCATTTATTTTAATTAACGATAATTATGTTATAGATGTAGCAACTGGTAAAGAAGTAGGCTTTCCTAAAGATGTTTATTATAAAGTAGGAAACGTAAAGGATGTTAAACTATATACATTTAATGAAATGATACAGGCAGCATTAACTTCTGGTCATTATGGGCCGTGGCATTAAAAATAGCCGATAGGTCGCATTAAAAATTGCCAATTTTCAATTTTGCACAAAAAAAGTCGGCCTTCTCAGAAACTAAGACTTTTTTCAGACCATAGAGAGTTACATTCTCTACATTCCCAAATCTTAAGTTTCTGAGAAGAACCTACATAAGACCCTAATATTCTTCTAGGGATAGTTTCTACACCACAACTTTTGCACTTAACCTTAAGTGCCACCGCGTTCACGTTCCTCGTTGATTAGATTTTCCATATATTCTTCAATTGTTTGATTCGATACCTTATCAGAACCAAACGCAGCGAAGAACAGTAAACTAATCACAAGGATAAAAACGAACCACAATATTATTTCTACTGTACTTACCATTACCACTCAACCTCCATTTTTGTTTCTTCTTCATCATCAATAGAATATCCTTTTACAAAACCATTATCTTTTCCATGTTTCCATAAATCATAAACTAATTGACAATCTTTAACACAATACTTAGCAACTTCTTCATAACCACCTGCTTTCCATACGACAGGTGCATCAGCACTATCCATTATCTTTTCAGAACCTAATGTGTGTTGAACTAAATTGTTTAGGCTATATCGTTGCTTTGTTATTGTACTAATTAATCTACTTGTGTCTAAGTATTGCTTTGTATTGAAATACTTGTTGATACAAAAAATATCCATAGCATCTCTTAATACAGGCAAATCAAAGGCAGCAATATTATGTCCTAGTAATATGCCACCTTCTTTATGTAGGTCATCTAAATCAAACTTAAGTTCTCTAAGTGATTTGATGACAGTACCGCTTTTTTGTAAATCGTCTAATGATTTCATCAGTTCTTGTTCTACATATACAGTTCCTACACTACCATCCCAAGTACAAACAACAGATGGCTGAAACATATGTGTATTGCTCCAACCACCTATATCATTGGCAAAGTTTTTTGTTTCGATATCAATCGCTACTACTTTACTCATCCTATCCATACTCCTATGATTCCTGCGATAACTATACCTGTTACTCCAACAATTGTTTTTGTTGCTTCCCATACAGTCTCAGCATCGTGAATTAATACTTCTGATAATGTCGTTTCATCATCCATTATTCACCACCACCCCATAGGCTACTTAGAGTTCTTTCTCTTTCTTCCTTTGGTTCTATAACCTTAACAATTTTCTTTCTTCTAAGAAATGTTACTATTTTATCAGTACCAATTGATAGATTATCATATGCAGCCCATCCTTCATCACCTTCTGCATTTAAATTATCTATCATATTTTTTGGGCCATTAATTATATTGAATACAAGAAACTTATATTCATATTTATCTCCTTCATAACTCATTCGTTTTCCTCCTTTAATTTAATATACGCACTTTTATCTATTTTCTTTTCTATGAAATATTCTTCAATGCCTTTTTTCCACCAATTGTAAACTGTTGCTTGGCTCTTTTTAGTGTGCTTCCTAACCTCTTGTAATAACAATCTTTTGTGTACCCAACCCTCGCTTTTGTCCATTTTATTGTATATTCCTTTAAATACTCCAATATTCGCTTGTTCAGCAACGGCCTGTCTTTCAACTCTTAGGGCTTCATCAAGCCATGATACGAGGCTCTTATAACATTGTCGAACTAAATATGCAGCCTGTTCTACGTTTTTTGCAGTAACAATGAACCTTTTATCTTTATCGTTAATACTTGGGGCTTCAGCCACCGCACATAATACTGCTAGTTTCTGTATGTGTTTTAATATTCTATTAATGAAAGTTTCAACCGCAGTAAACACTTCAGGTCTACTATGCTCGATATATTGTTCCATCAGAATACATTCTCTTAACAAAGCATCCTTTGCTCTAGGTGATATTCTGATTACTTTAAGAGGGTCTTGACCCACATCATCATATCTTTCTTTTACAGCATCGTATATTTTTGCTAGAGCAACTGCATATTTTAACTTAGGTGCTTCTTTTTCTGTTATAGTACCAAAATCACTTATTAGTTGCCTTCTCATTTTCTTTTGTATATCTTGAGGAACTTCCCAAATAAATGTTAGAAGTCTTTGCAGTACCCCTTTTTCAGTAATAACTGAAGTAAGAGTTTTAGGTATATACGATGTAGCATAAATAGAACGCTTACATCTACATTCAATAGGTTCATCACCTTGTTTTAACTTCTTAGATATAATCCATGTTTCTCCATGTAATGTATTCATAAATGTATTAAGATATACAATTGCATTTTCTTTGTGTTGTGATTGTTTGAATATACCTGAATACTCAAACTCGTCCCATACTGCTAAACCTTCTCCGTCTAACTGCCCTGGCACTTGCACTACGACATCAACTGTTCTTGTTCTTCCTTCTTCATCTTCAACTTCTTCTCTTTGTTGTTCAAAAGAACCAATTAACGCTGCATCAGTATAATCAGTTATATCAAAAAGGTCAAACTCAGTACCATGCTTTTCATTGATTAACCTAAACGCTTCCTTAACAATAGGCAAATACCAATTGGTTAAAGTAGATTTACCTGTACCTGATGTTTGTAGCCAAAGAAACTGCAATCTAGTATCGTCAATATTAGCCCCACTAGGTATTGCTATCATATCTTTAACTAACTGTCCTACCATGCAAAAGAAAGATAGCGTTGCAGGTGTGTAATTATAATTTGATGCTTTTACTGCATCTGCGGTATAACTAACCGCAACAGCAGGTAAGGTTACTTTAGTAACTTCTTCCTGCATACCATTATCTATAAAATTATAGTATAGTTCGTCTTCATCCATTATTCTTCT